TCAGCATTCATTAGTTAACTCCTTTATTCTTGGTTGCGTTTTTAATTGATCATTCTTGGATATGGGGAAGTTAGTACCCCTAATATCACCATTGGTTGTTCTTTTATTGTTTTCACTTTGATCGTTAACATCAAAAGTTGATGAGTTCAGTCTAGTTTTAGGTGATTCTGGGTTTTGGTGAGTACAGTTATTTACACGAGTCCGAGGAAGATCAAAAACAGCCCCATCACCACCGTTATTTACCGGCATCCATGTATGACGCACAGACTTAAAAACAACCCCAATCAAGGCAGAACAATGGACACCGTAAGGTGTCACTTTGATCGTTTCACCGTACCGGCCGATGACGGTTTTTTCGTCCTTGGCCAAGGTAATCACCAGCTCTTTACGTGGCACAATTGCACCGCCCTGGGCGCGTAAATATTCGGCCCAGTCTGCGCGTTTTTCGCCATCGATTTTTTGTACTGCGTCCCAAGCACGTCGCATCGGTTCCGGCGCTTTGTTAACCATCTCTTTTTTTATGCGACGCAATTCACGCCAAATGGTGACCGGTGCACCGCCCCATTGTTGAAACTGGCGGATGCCCCACTTTGCAGCCCACGTTTCAACGCGCATAGAAGGTGTTAATTCCACGTCGCCATTTAAATCAGTCGCGACCGTATAACCTTCACGGGTTTTATGTTGCTCAACACCGTCGATGTTTTTTGCGACATATTTGGCGATATAGCCAGCGGCACTGCCCTTGCTCCAGTCAATACGCTTAACATCTAAGCGATGTTCAAATGCACCAGGCTCACCGCGTTCAGTGCGCCAGGCGTAACGCTTCATGATACGAATCGCACGGCCGGCGACATCATGGATGTGGTGCTTCTTGTACTTTTCAGTTGGACGAACGAATAACAGCATGTGCCAGTGTGGGCAGGAATCATGATGTGGTTCTGCAATCCGGAAACCGTATATGCCAATGCCCAGACGCGCTAGAGCCGAACGACACAATGCGGTCATTTTGCACAAATACTGATTCGCTTCACGCGGTGTGGCATGACTGTATTTGGGGTTGGCATACCCATTACGGCGGGTCGCGTGAAAGTGCGATGGACATGTCCACGTCACAAAAATACCCTGGTCGCCGGTTTCCCTGGCGATGGTTTCAAAACCATTGATACGTAGCATTAACTCTCCTCTTCGTATGGATTTATTGGCAGTCGTTTTTTCTGCGAGATCGGCAATACTGAATTGCTCGCCGTTCTCGTTTTCTAATACAGTGGCGGCCATGGCCAGTGCGTTACGACGGTTCTGTGCTAACCGTCCGAGCACTGCTTCATTGCTAGCATACGGTTCACCCCGATAATGCACATAACCGAGCCGGATATTACCGGCCTCAAAAGCACGACCGATGCTCTTGCGTAGCTGGCGACGCCACCAGCGGTGGTCAATGGCACGTGCCACGACATCGGCTAACTCTTCAAAGGCAGGTGTATCGATGCCATAGTCACGACAGAGGGCGCTAATGATGAGCAAGGCGTGTTGATCCGATTGCGCGGCACACAGCCCTTGCGATACCTGGCCAGCGGCTTTCTTGGCGGTGGCGATAATGTCGTTATCATCCTGAGTCATATTGATACCAGCTGGCACGTACTGTTTAGCAAAGTCACGTACGAAATTCACCGCAATCGATTCATAAATTTTGTGCCAGGAAGACCAGGCCATTTTATCCAGCGTGCGTGCGATTAACCGCTTGCGCCACTTGTAAGGAATGTGGGCAATTTCTGTTTTAAATTTAGCCGTTTCAAAAAATAATTCATGACGACGCTGCGCTGGCATTTCTCTCTGTTTAGATCGCATGACTAGCTCTTTCATACAAGCGAACGCCATGTTCTGCCGCCGCCTTCATGGCAATACGCTCCGCATCGCTAAAGGAATGCACAGGGCAATCCCAACGGTGGTCTTCCAAGCCTGCCGCCCGCAATATATTGCGTCGCACACCCGCAGGTGTCACGCCCCATAGTTGCGCCGTCAGTGGGCTTTTATTTTCTACCTGGCGATGTTGTATCGCGGCTTTCGCTTCGGCTAGCGCACGTAATGCAAGTGGGCTATTTGGCGGAGTTGGTCTGCCTTGATCCCATACTTTAAAGATGTCAGTCGCGGGGCGAAAAGAGAGGTGATCATTAATAAGTGAAACGCTCATTACCATTCCCCCGCCATACCGCCAGCTTCGTGCAAGAAGTTTTGCAAATCAAAACTAAGCAAACTCACCGACCAAAAAAAGCGTTCTTGCTTGCAGAAAACGTATTCCCGCAAAATTACACGGAACAAGCTAGGGGAAGTAATCCGAATCGAAAGCGGTAGTTGCATGGCTAATCCTTTGCCCAACCAAGCGCTACCACAAAGGTAGGAGCGAACATGGCGATGCCACAGAGAACTCCGCTCAAAAAGTTTTGCAATCGTGTTTTTTTAATACCCACGCCCATTAAGGGCGTAGCATATTTATAATATAGTAACCATGTGCGCTTTGGATAACGCATGATCGCCAAGTATCCACATTCAAATAAAATGGAGTTCACCGTATGGAAACAACGCTGCACCCGGGTCATAAAGCACCCGACTTTGATACCAAAATCACTGATTTCATCAATACCTATGACCACTACCCCTGGCCCTCGCCGCCCCGTTACATCGGCATCGCCATGATCGTTGACGGGAGCTATGTAGCGTATCGCACGGTGGAGGCCATGGGCATGCCAGAAGCACTCGACATGCTCGGTTTCTTGCATTCCATCGGGATGCGCGACATGATTGACAGCATCCCCAAAAAGGGGAAGTTTGACGGTATCTTTGGCTTCCCCATGGATCTGGCCAATTAAAGGAAACACACTCTTCGTTAACTTGCCTTGCGCTACGCCCAGCGCAGGTTTGTTAGCAATAATTTTCAGAATATTAACCGCTCTGCTTCCTGATTTTTTTCTGTTGAAATTCATGATTCACTTTCATTGGGGTGAGCAAATCCCGCACGCTATTTTTCAAGCGTTGCAGGTACGACGAAATAATGGGCGCGCTAAATCAGCGTGGTGTTAATTACGGCGGGGCGAGGATGGTCGGTAACATGGCAGTCCTTAAGCGACAAACAGATTCAATGAAAGTTGATTCGCCGCGTTATGGCGGACATGCTGCGATATGGGAATGCGTAGATTCGTTTTAGGTAGTGCTGACAGCGACAGCGTGCGCAATACTTCTAAACCAGCTACAAAAGTATGACCACAGTCTGGGTTCTGACACATGTACGTAATCTCTTTAAATAACGGTGACAAGGTGCGGCTTTTTCTGGCTAACACACGGCTTTCACAATGGGGGCAGGGCAGGCTAATGACTCTCATGTGACTTCCTTGTGCTTGACGCAGTGACGGCATACAGGCTACGACCGCGACCAGTAAAATGTTTGGTTTGATTGCGTAAACGTGACTTTACCAACCACTCGGCGGTCTGCTCTAACGTGGCCAGACCTTGTTGCAAACGAACGCGCTCTAGCATGTCGCGCTCATCGTCACTAAAGGTAATTTCTTGTGTTGGCATAGTTTGAGTAACTCAAAAGTTGCTGATGTCTGGCTTCGTTTATGCGCTACGACGCGATAAGCTGTCGGCATGGTCAGCAGTAAGCAAAGCGACAGCTTCCCGCATGATCATCTGGCGGGCGATGACGGCTAATGATTCGCCCCGGTAGTTCGCCAGCGCATTAATCAGATCATGTTCGTAATCGTCCAGGCTCACCATAATGCGGTTGTGACGAAGACGTTTTGTATCGGGATACATAGTTAAAGTCCTTTGCAATTATTGATTAATGGCAATGTTGCGTTCATACTGTTCTAAACCCGCAAGGATCATGACGCGCAAGAAGGAAGCGCGAGAGCGGAACTCATCGGCCGCATATTTTTCTACGCGGATCATTTCATCTGGGGTCAGGCGCAGATTCAATGGTCCACCCAGAATGCCGCGTTGAACGCGGAGCTGTTTGGGCTGTTTTTGTTGGGTGGTTGTCATGGTATATACTTTGTCATTAGCTAGGGATAGCTCAACTATAGTGGTCAAACGTCCACATGTCAATTAAATAATTGGTCATATGATAGATTTTAATGTGCGTCTTCGCGCAGAAAGAAAGCGACTTGGTTTAAACCAGGAGAAATTTGCTGTTCTTGGAGGAGTTACAAAAGACACTCAATTAAATTATGAAAGTGGATCGCGAAAGCCAGATTCAGACTATCTAGCCGCAATCGCTCGCGCCGGAGTTGATGTACTTTATTTATTAACAGGTGAACTTGCTGTGTCTGCATTGACGCAAGAAGAAAATGAAGTCCTGATTGGATATCGAAGCCTAGACACACGTGGCAAAGCTGGCGTGCTTGGCTTAATTGATGGCATGGCACCAATCGAAAAAACAAAAAAAGAAGAGCTTAAAAAAGAGAATCTCGAAATCCCAGTAACGCCAATTAGTGGCGGCAATCATTTTTACGGGAAAGTGGGTGAAATGACGGATGTAAAAGGCGATCAATATAATTCTGGAAGTAAAACTATAAATGTCGGTGGCGATAAAAAAAAGAAAAAGAGCACGCCCGAATCCTGAGTATTCTGCAACCCCACAAGCCAACCGTATTTTTTGGCAGTACTGGCCAGGTGTTTATCGGTAGCTTTCAACCTGGCCACCTATTTTATTTAGTATTTTTTTCGGCGTTTTTGGGCATGGGTCTTGTATGTGACTATCTACTTTATATACATACCCCCGAGACCGTTATTTCGCAGACTATTGAGTCGACTATTCATGCCTACGTTGCGAAACAATCCACCGTCGTCGTGGGCAGCACCGATTGCACCGAAACCCAGCAATGCGGGTTGAATGCCACTGCAAAGTATGATTAACACGTAACCTGTAATGCAAAACAACATGAATAGGTAGGGTGTCAATAAGCGAAGCGCATTGCACCTTTTTGACGTATCAACCATGCGGCGCAATAGATGAAGCCCATTGCGCCCTACTTATTACAGGCTACGCGAGCTTATTTTGCAGCGCTGGGGATTTACTGTGCCAGACTTTGTGGCGGAATGCGCTGGTACGGTTTTAAACTATAATATACTACTAAGCACTTAGCTCAGAAGATGAAAGGAAATCAGAATGCAGACCCAGGCAATGCACCCACTTGATATGGCGACAGCCGCGACAGTTAAGGCCTTTATGGAACGCGTGACTGCTGTATTTTCTGTACGTAGTGCAATATTGTTTGGCAGTCGCGCACGCGGCGAATTTAAACCAGACAGCGATGCTGATGTCGCGGTTTTGCTCTCTGGCCAACACGGTAAATTCATGGACGCAAAAATGGCGATGTCTGACATTGCGTTTGATGTCATGCTTGATACCGGTATTCGCGTTGAAGCTATTCCGCTATGGGAGGATGAGTGGGCCAATCCAGATGCGTACCGCAATCCTTTTTTACTGCGCAATATTGAGCGCGATGGGATCATCCTCTGATGAGTATCATTTCCCCACACGATTTGATTCTTAAAGCCAATCGGGCGATTGAATCTGCGCAATTGCTTCGTCATGCAGGCGATGTCGATGGTGCCTGTAATCGTGCTTACTATGCGATGTTTGATGCTGCGAAGGCGGGATTGCTTAAATCTGTCCCGGGAATTGATCCGACGATCGGCAAAACACATAGCGGACTGATTTCCGCATTTGGACAACATTTAGTTAAAACCGGTCTTGTTCCTGTTGAGTTTGGCCGTGCGTTTAATCGCGCACATGACATCCGACAAGTCGCTGATTACACCGGTGATCTGATTGAAATTGCCCAGGTAGAGTCATTGATTCAACAAGCTATCGAGTTTGTTGAATGGATTAGTTCTCAGATTGTATCTAAATCAAATTGATCCGCGGCTGCGCCAGTGGCGCAGAGCTAATCCCTATTGTTTTCCGCAATAATTTCCCGGCGCTCCTGAATTTCCACCCATTGATCCCTGGCGGTTTTTGCGGCGTACTGGCGGCTGGCGTAGACGAGTTCTAGTGTTTTAGCATTGTCAGTGCTGCCTGCTAATTCTTCCCCGCTGCGATTTCTTCCCTTTTCTTTCCATTTGGTGAGCACGCCGGTGATGCCTTCGTCCGGATCTGTTTGAGGTTCACGTTCGGCCTCGGCTTCTTCCACCTTGGTTTCTAATTCTATGCGGGTGGTAAATCCTCCATCGCTGATGCTGTGTATGGTTTTGACCGCTTGCCATTCCACCTGATCTATCGCGTCTTTAAAACCGGATACGGTCACCGGAGATTTTGGCATGAGCGCTGGATTGCCGAGTGCTAGTGCCAGTTCAAACGTGGCCAGTCCGCGCTGCAGGCGCTGCCATTCGGCCACGGCGGCTTGCCGTGCGTCGGTTTCGTTGGCGTAGGTGGTGCGCAGCCGTTTGCTGTTGCCGGGGTTACCGGCCACCACACTTTTCCGTACCGCATATTTTTGGTCATGCCAGAACACGCGCACACCAGAATAGCTGTCGCGCTCGCTGCTGTGGTAGCGGTGGCTGTCACCCAGTTGGCGGGTCAGGTGAATGATCGGCAATGCTTTGCCGGATGCCGTTTTGCTTTGGTTGGTCGGGATGAATAACAGCGTGTTGTTTTTGACGGTAGCGGTGGCGTCGTATTTTTTGCCGAGGCGACGCAGAAATGCCGCGTCCGATTCGCGGGTCTGATCCAGATGCATGACGACGACGTTGCGCAAACTGTCGGCAATGCCGGATTGCAGTTCATTTTTAAATGCGATCAATTCGATGATGGCACCTAATGTGGTGTCGTGGAAACTGGCTTCTTGCAGTTGCCGGAAGGCGTCGATTAAATTGGCGGTGCGGGCACGCAAGGTGATCTGATCCGGCGTGCCGCTATGTTCGACTTCATCAACCGTAAATTCACCTTTATTGACCAGACCGTCCTGCGCCCAACCGATGTGCAGATTGATTTTAGCGCCGCGTGGCGGAATGGCTAACTTGCCGTCGGCATCACTCAACGTTAGGTCGAGCTGGTCGCTGTCATCACCGGCGCATTCGGTCAGTGTCAGGCTGACCAGACGTGGCGCGATCTTGCCGGTGATGTCTTGTTCATCCAGCGTAATCAAAAAGCCGGGGCTGGGGTAGCGCGTTATCATGATCTCACCATCGCACTGCCGAACCGGTTACCAGCGGTGAGTGCGTCGTTAGCACCTCTGGCCAAGCCATCTAGACCCAGCATATTTTTGATACTGCCTGGATCACCGAGGCTATTCATCAGCCCCGGCAGATCGTCATCAATGCATTTTAAGCTGATCGTAAAATCGACCTTGCCTGCTGCGCCGGTAGCGGCCAGGTGGCTGCTGTTCTCGGTCAGGCCGGTGATGATGAAGGTGCCGAGAATACGGCCGTTACCCTGAATTAAAATCCACGACTGGCCGGTATCGGCCATCATGCGTAAGGCATCCAGCGAATACAGGCTGCCCGTTAATTCCGGCGCGATCCACCCGGACAAGGTAATGGTGTCGTCACCCTTGCCGGTGAACTGGTGCGCGTCGCGGGTACCGACCCGGCTGGTACCGGGATGTTTCCACTCGGTCTGGCGTTGCAGTTCCTGGTAGGCCAGGGTGGGCAAGCTAAATACAAACATGCCTAATGCCATCATCATCGTGTGAGTTCTTTCTTAATCGGCTAATCGGGAACGCAGGCGCGCGGCTTTCTGGTGGCTCTGCTTTTCTAGGGCTTTTGTCACGGCTTTGGCAATGGCCGCTTCATCCATACCGGGTGCTGGGTTGATCGTAAAATGATTGGTGTCTCCCTGCATCATCACGCTGCTGCCAGGCGGACGGGTAGCCACCGGTGGGCGGGTGTCAAACGACAGGGCTGGCATGGCGGTTAGATTGGCACGAATTCCAGCACCGGCCTGGGTGAGGTGGTTGGCCATGCCGCCCACCTCACTAAAATTCGATACCGGTGCAATGGGGCGCTTGAGTTTTAGCGCATCCATCATTTGTTGCGATTGCTGTACCTGCTCACTGGAGAGCGGCTTGCTATCGATGGCCAGTTTTCCGGTGGGAAGTATGTTTTCAAATTTAGAAATAAGGGCATCTAGCATCGGAAATTGTGCGCGAATTCCTTTAATAAAACTCGCAATCATATTGCTGCCGAACTCGCTAAACTGTTCTGGCATGTCCACACCAAATAGGCGCAATATGCCCGCAATGGCTTTATAGACGATGCCCAACGGTGACCAATTCAATATAAACGCGTTGACGGTCAAGAGACTTTTAAACATTCCCGTGATGATGCTGATACCCACATCTGCCATGAGGAGGATAAGTCCTGCTATCCATTTTCCGAACAAATAACCACTACCTGTAGTTGCATCGAGCTCCGCTTGCGTTGACTGCAGCGGTGAGATCAATTCAGACAACCACTTTCCTGCTTCGTTAAATTTTTCGACAAACCAATCCCATAACGGTTTTAGTGGCTCAAGTACGGTACCCATCGCACCAAATGCCCGGCTAAACAGTTCACCCAACGGAGCAAGGCCATCGCTCAACCCTTCCCAAAATCCGGTAAACCATGCCTTGAGCGGCTCCCAGTATTGATAGACCAGATACGCCAACCCCGCGAAGACGGCAATGCCAGCAATAATCAGTAGTAACGGTGCTAAGGCAATGCCCGCTGTGATGCCCAGCACACCGAATGCCGTGCTGACTGCGGCCATCGGCACGACAATGGCCGCCAGAGCAATCGTCAAAGTACCGAGTACCAGCAACACCGCGCCGACTGCCAACGTGATCATCAGCAGTGTTTCGGCTAGTTTTGGATTGTCTTTCATCCACTTGTCGGTCACGCGCAGGATGTCAGTTATGCGGTCAGTGACTTTGCGCATTGGCACATCGATAGCATCGGACATGGTGATGCCGAGATTTTCCCACGAGGAGGACAGGGTTTTGAGATCACCGCTTAAGTTGTCGGCCATCACCTGCGCTGTTTTAGCGGCAACGCCTTTGGAGTTCTCAACAATGGCCACATACCTGCCGATACCATCCGCGCCTTGTTTATCGATCAGCTCGGCCATACCGGCGGCAGGCTCTTCACCAAAGATACGTTTTAGGAATCCTAGACGCTGGCCACTGCCCATTTTTTCCGTTGCCTTGGCCACGTCGCGCAGAATGCTGGGAATGTCGCGCACATTGCCCTTCAGATCCTGCGAAGATACACTCAATTCTTTCAGCGCTTTACCGGCGGCCGAGGTCGGCGCGGCCAAGCGCAGCAGCATCGAGCGCAGTGTTGTTCCGGCCTGGCTACTTTTAATCCCGGCGTTACCCAGCAACCCGGCCATGGCCGAGGCTTGTTCCAGCGACATACCTGCTGCCCTGGCAATCGGGCCGACGTATTTCATCGTGTCACCCAGCATTTCCAGATCGGTATTGGCGGTGGTAAACGTCATGGTCAAGACGTCACCGACCCGCGTCATTTGGTCGGCCTGCAGGCCGAAGCTGGTCAGGATGTCGGAAGAAATATCGGCGGCGCGTGCCAGATCCGAGCCGCCAGCCTTGGCCATGGATAACACACCTGGCATGGATTGCAGAATATCCGCTGGTTTAAAACCGGCCATGGCCAGATAACCTTGTCCTTGCGCTGCTTCGGTGGCGGTGTAACTGGTGTTCGCACCCAGATCACGCGCTTGTTGGCGCATGGCCTTGAAGTCGTCGGATTTTTTATCGACGCGACTCAATGCCTGCACCCGCGACATGGCCTCATTAAATTCAATCCCTGGCGTGAGCATCTGCCTGGCACCCATTAATACGCCGCCACCGATGGCGGCACTGGTTGCGCCGACCATGGCGGCTTTACCCGCCATGTCTTTGGTCTTGGCATACTTGGCACGCATGGCAGCAACACGAGTTTGCTGGGTGGCGACATCGGCCAGTTTCTTTTTTTGCGAAGTCAGTTCGGCATTCGTATACGCAATGCTATTTTTTAACCAGGTCTGAGCCTCACCGAGTTTTTTGGTGCTAATACCGGTGGCGAGTAACGCATTACGAACCGTCTTATTTGTTTCTAAATTCGTGCGGTAGGTGGTGGTCAGTTTTTCAACGCTGGCTTGTGCTTTTTTATACTCACTGCTGAGTTTTTTAACGGCTCCCGCTGCCGGGGAAGATTGGGACTTCAATGTGGTCAACTGCGTACCCAACTCAGAGACACGCTGTTTTGCAGCGCGCAATTCGATGGAGGTGGTATTCAATCCTTTTTTGAGTTCGCGGAATTGACTGATTTTGTCTTGCTGGGCATTGAGGTCTTTTAGCCGGTCACTGGTGGCTTTAATGGCGTCAGAGGTCGGAGCGGCCGCGCCCCGAATTGCTTTGAGTGGTGCCGTGATTCTATCCAGGGCAGAGAGAATCACCTGTAATTTGAGGTCGGCCATTGTGTCTTTCTACTGTTCTGTTGTACTGCGCACTCTGGCACGTTCGCGCCAGTCCATCAGTTCCGATAAGGTAAATTCCGACATGGCGGCCGGTGGCCAGTGAAACACCACCGCAATGTCGGCCATCGCGTTCTCGACTACGTCGGGGAGGCCATGTTCCGATCCGCCTTCTTCGCCAAAAAAAAGGCGACCTCGGCACCGAGCGACATCAGATCGGCTAGGTCCAGATTGTTGACTTCATGATTGGTTAAGGTTGGTTGTGTGATGCGTGGCAAGACCTTTTGCAAGGCGGTGACATCCAACTGCGCCAGCTCGACTAGCGATACGCCGCGCAATTCACCCGCCTTCGGTTTGCGTAATTGAATCTCGGTAATCAATGACTCGCCGCGCTGGATCGCTTCATCTAAGGTGATCGTTACATAGATGCCGTTGGCGTTGCTCGTTGCATGTTGCGCTGTGTTCATGGTGTGATCCTTCAGTTAAAAATAGAATAAAAAGTCATGTGATGCAATCCGAATTCAGGCGAATTTACAAGCCAATGGCTTTACGAATGCCCGCGTTGCGATCCACGCCGCCGATCAGTTCCACTCCGGCCATGAAGTCCAGTTCAATCAAAACTTCATTGTCAACACTGAGCTTGTAGTAACTGCATGCAGTATTGAATTTGTGTGCAGTCTCGGTGGCGTGTTTGGCGCTGCCCATATCAATTTCCTGATGACGGCCGCGTACCACCACTTCCACCGCCGCAACCTCGCCGGTGTCGTCGTTTTGGTACGCGCCAGCAAAGCGCAATTGCACGGCGTTGTGACGATTGGCTGCGTATTGTTTGAGTGCATCCACTACCACGCCGCCAGTAGTCCATTCCAGCGTGATTGCTTCACTGCCAAAGTCCACCATGATCGGGCCAGTCATGCCACCAGCGCGGTACTCTTCCATCTTGCGCGCTAGTTTCGGTAACGTGAGTTCCGGCACTTTGCCCATATAGGATTGGCCGTCGTTAAATAAAATAAAGTCTTTTAGTTTGCTGGGTAAGCCCATGCTGTTCTCCTGGATAAGTTAAGGTGCGTTACGCGTTGACGCGGCTGGCAAAGTCGGCCAGGTAGCGGTCGGTAATGCGTTGTTGAAAGACCAGATTTTCTAGCGGTGGCACTGGCGTGTAATCGTAGTCAATGGCCAGCTTGCCGGACTTGAGTGTGTCTTTGCTGTTGAACTGCTCGTCGTACCAGGCACTGCCGTCGATGATGTAACCCTGCGCTTTCAAGTCACGGAATTTAGCGTTAATGCTCTCGATCAAATCCTTGACCAGTGATGGGTGCAGTGGCTTATCCACATAAGTAAAATGGGCTTCAGCAATCGTATCGGCCAACACTTGCGCGGTGCGGGTGTAATTTTCAAAAAAGAAGAACTCCGGCACTTCTGCAGTGCGTGAACCCCAGAACCGGAAACCGCCGTTATTGATTAACGTCGTCACTTCCTTACTGTTCAAGTATCCGGCATCGGTCGCCGGATCTTGAAGATCCCAGAACACATCGCGTGATAAACCGGTTGGACCATTGATCGGCATATTCGAGAGGGTTTTATGCCAGCCGATTTCTTCATCAATTTTGGCGCGCAGGCCGAGCGCATAAGCTACCGCCGGAATGGTGGTTTCGCTGTTCGTGGCGGTATTCCAGTTCACAAAGTCCGGCCAGATCAGCATTAGCTCACGTTGACCAAAATCTTTACGGTACAACACGGCTTCTTCCTTGGTAGCACACTCATACGCCGAGGCATACACAAAGCCACGCAACTGCTGTGCCACCGCGACTAAGGCGTTGGTAACGGCCTTGTTATCTAAGCCGGGCGCACCGAGAATACGCGGCTTGATGCCGAGTTTGCTTTGAGCGGCCAGCAAGGCTTTGATGCCGGTATATTTGCCGTCTTCATCCGAGCCGCCGATCACGTTGCTGGTGGTTTCGTCCTCATCGGCACCTTCTGCCACGCGCACCACAATAGTGAATGGTTTCGTTTGCATGCCGATGGCGTCTAATGTGCGACGCAGTGTCCCTTTGGTTCCTGCTTTACCTGCAGCAGCAATGACATTGGTCAGTAACACCGGCGTGTTTAAGGGGAATACGGTGGCGTCGGCATCGCTGGCGGTGGCCACTAAACCGATGACGGCCGTGCTGATGGTACGGATAGGGCGAGTGCCTTCGTTGATTTCGATGACTCTGACGCCGTGGTGGTAGTCTGCTGCCATAGTGCTCTCCTGTTATGTAAATGGTTAGGTGTTGATTAGCGTTGGAATACCTGCAGCAACGGCGAACAGGTGCTGACTAGCATTGCTCGCGTTGACGACTTCATTCCTGAATGACTCCACTGCAGCGTTGGTGCTACGTTGCTGCTGTGAATTTTCAATCAGCAGAATTGGTACCCAGCTCATGGCGCAGCCGCGTTCATCGACTGCATCGCCGGTATTGGGATTGGTTCCGGCAAGTTGAATAAACCAGGCGCAGCGATGTAATGCATCACCTCTAATTTCTTCGCACTTGGAACCGAGCGGGCAACTGATAACAGTTTTAATTTCCATCACTGACCTCGTCATCTGCAGGTATTTCTCTGTCCGGTAGCCAAGGCATTTCTAGGTTGCGAATGATCCATTTTTCGCCATCGAAAACGGTTTCTTTATCTGCAGGCAGATCGGTTGGCGGTGGAATTAGTGTTGTACGTGGTGGGCAATGAATTTCTTCTTTATCTCGATTTTTTTCAAATTGATATTCACCAATAAAGTTGCCGTAGTCGCCGTATTGGTAGCCGGTGATCAAGATTGGAATGATTTTTTCTACGGCCGTTGTTTCGACAATGTTGACGTCGATTTTTTTGGATATTGCTTTAGTTCTCGTTGCCATTGATAGCCTCTTAATTTTTTGCGCAAATAATCATGTCGATGTAACGTGCTTGCCAGTTGGTTTGCGATGAGCCGTTATCGGTGGAGCCGCTGTGGGTGTGGTTGGCGCTGATACCACTATTCCAAATGCCGGTTACTGCAGCGTTGGAATAACCTGTGTAGGTGATTCGGTCACCACTGTCTGAAAAGCCAGCGCCGGTTGAACCTCTGGCACGCACAGGAACACTATGGACATGACCTGGATCTTGAATGTAATGCGTGTGGTCGGCACTTTCAACACCGGTTGTAAATGAGTGGGTATGGGCTGGAACCACGTTGTTAATGACAGGATCATGGTCGCCGCCAGTGCCACCGCCACCACCGTTGACAACGCGCAGCATCCGGTTGTTGGTGGAATCGTCGTTGACTTGCGTCCAACCTGTCGGTGCGGCCGCTTGGGCAAATGGCATTCGCGTTCCAGCAGGAAATCGGTCTTCTTTACCTGCTAATAAGTTGCTGACGTTGTAAATAGATATTTGACCTTTTGACGTGGCTGTCACACCTAATACGTAGTAAGGTATTTGGCCCGGATTCTCTTCGTAGCGGTAGCCGTAGCCACACCATAGAGCGGCGTTGCCCGCCGTATCGGCATGACCAACACGGAGATTTTTAGTTGCACTTAATCGCGCCGAATTTGAGTTATCACTACCCCATACGTAGGTGGTTTGTCCACCGGGATCATGCCAGTTAAACGCCATGTGGTCGGCGCCGTTATTGATCTTGAAGGTGACCTGCGCCGTGTCGGCATTAGTGGCATTTCCCGCTGTACCGGCATGTCTCACAGCGAAATTACTTGGATTGTAAAGCGCGCAATTACCGGGTGAATTTCCTCCGTGCAGCCAAGTTGGCTGTCCTTCTCGCTCATCCCAGTTGAGAATAATACCCTTGCCGCCGGCTTTATTACTCAGGCTATCTTGTACCCACGCCTCAAATTTTTCCACGTAACTAATAGAGGCGGCGTCCGTTATTTCATAACCCGCCAACGTGGTTGGGTTGTTGCCGTCTGTGACGCGGCCTTTTGCATCAACGGTGACTTGGCGATAGCTTCCTGCTTTAATACCGCTCTCTTTTTGGGTAAGGGTCATGGTGACATTTTCCGAGCCGTCAAATTCAGCGTGGCCTTCCGCATCACCATCAATATTGATGGTGCGTGCCGTGTTGAGTTTGATGGCCTTACCTGCCGCTTTTTTGCCTGTTTCTAAATCCTCGACATGGTTTTTTAAGAACGTGGTACGCGACGCCAATTGAATCGCCTGGCGATTATCGATGCCGTCTTCACCACCGATCACATCGTCGGTTTTTTCTAGTTGATAAATGCCGTCTACCCACTGATTTGTTTCTTTTACATTTGCCATGCGGATTCCTTAAACCACGCCACGACTATAAGTGCCGTCGCGTTTGATGGTGCCGTTGTGCTTAATGGGGTTGGAAGTAAAGTCGAGCGCAGTCAAATGGCAGCAGACGCGTTTGACGTTTTCGATGCGCTGCCGGATCAGTTGCGCTTGCACATGTGAAACCGGCCGGGTCAAGATGACTTTAAAGGTCGCCCACTCACTATTACTGCGCTCGATCAATTCGGCATTCGGATGGCCCACTGCACTCAGGGCGCGTTTCACGGCGGCCGGTGTGCCTTTTTGTTGCCGGATGGCGCGGGTGGAGGCGACCACATCGCGCTGTAGTTGTTCTGGCCACGTGCTGTCCCACTCTTCCACGCCCACTGCCCAGGCTAACCAGGGCAGTAAGGTGATGGGGCAAGTTTGCGGGTTCCAGTTGTCGCGCAAGCGGAACGGAACGGCACCCAGACGTGCAGTGCTTTGTTCCAGGGCGCGTTCAAGCGGGCTGGTGTTGGGTGGTAGTAATGAGCGCGTCATCATGTTGGCTTTACTCCGGCGATGTGGATGGCGGTTGAGACGCACCACGCGGCTTGCGTGGCAGTGCAGACAATGTCGACTAACGGACTGCGCCGCACTACTTTAAACACACCAGGCACATGCAAAGCGCGAGACAAAGCCGAATCGGTGATGTCGGCTTCGAGCAATTGCTGTTCCAGCAGGTAGGTTGCAAAACTGACTTGCGCGGCTTTTAAGACCAGGTTTTGATCGGGGCCATTGTAGGTATAAATATCGGCATCCAATTCCCAGCGCACAATCTCAGCACCTGCGACGATCAGTTCCTCTGATAACGGCCGGATTTCGTCGCTATTGAGCGTGGCGCGCACTTTGTCGAGCAGTTCTTCGCTGGCGGTACCATCACCGGTACGGCTTAAAATCGTGACGACAGTGGTGCCGGGACGTGGGCTGGTGACGGACGCATCTTTAATCTGACCGTCAGCAGACAAGGCGTGAAATTTATAGGCATTACCGGCACCAGCGGTCGAGTAACTGTCATCCTTCAATAACAAGCGACGGCGATAGCTTTCGTCTTCCTCCATCAGCTGTTCCGTGGGTGGCGAGGTAGTCGGGTCCGCTTCGCAAATGACCAGGCGTTTTTCTCCGGCATAGTAGGTAATGCCGATATGATCCAAATCGGTGCCGGTAGAAAAGGCGACCAGTAATGCGCGACCTTCTTCATTAATCCGATGGCGCAGCAGTAGTTCGCGGTACGCCGCGACTTCTAAAATCTTATAGGCAGGATCAGACTCAAGCAGGTTGCTGTAACTAGCGTGACGCTCCAGTAAATCCGTGAGCATGTCGTCAAGAATAGCTTCAAACGACAGTGCTTCCACAAACGCCGGTGCCGGTAATTTCGATAAATCAATGGTGGAATTAGTCATGCGGCCACCTGGTGTTGATCACTATTAAGCGGAACAGTCAGTTCGACACTTTGCTGCTCGGTAATCCCTTGCAGCGATAAGCTGGCACGACCAGCGGCGTTGTAGTCCAGTTGCAGGCTGGTTAAACGAATACGCGGTTCCCAACGCTGCACGGCATACGCGGTGGCGGCATACAGGCGTAATTGCGTTACGCTATTGAGCGGTTGGTCGATCAGCTCCGGCACTTCAGAACCATAATCGCGGCGCATGACGCGGCTACCGAGTGGCGTGGTAAGTATGTCGGCCAGCGACTGGCGGATATGCGCCAGACCGGACAAGGCGCGGCCAGTGAGTGCGTTCATGCCGATCATTTCGCAACTCCAGAATCGGCACCCAGTGCAATCACGGGATGTTTGTGGCCAGTCAAGCTAATACCCTTGGCAATGACGTCGTCAGACACATTCAGCTTGCCTTGAATACTTGCTGCTGCCCCGTCTGTTCCTGGCAGTACTGCCATACCGGCATTGAGTGAACTCATGCCATTCACGATTAAATTTTTTGCCACGGTCAGGTTGCCGGTGCAGAGTGTTTCTTTTGCGTCGGACGTGACTTTGTCGGCTTTGACCAGCGCGCTGCTACCGCTCGGTAATATAGCCGTGAGGGCGTGAGCCTCATGGTCGTATTGAATGATGGCACCATCCGGATATTTAGTCGTGTGGTGCGCCGGATTGGTGGACGGTGGCTTGGCGTGTTCGGAATACACGGCGGGAAACAAGATGCTTTGATTAAAGTCACCTTCAGGCGAAAACAGAATGACTTGTTCACCTTTTGTGGGTGGCCACCACGTTTGCGTGTCACCGGCGCGTTGCGTTGCCCAGGGACGCCAATCAGTTAAATTTTTACCGACCAGCACGCGTACTTTTTGGGCGTCGTAATCCACTTCGGCAATGGAGCCAAAACGGATTAAATTTAAAATTAAACGGAGGAGGTCGGAGAGGTCAGAAGTCATACGGCTATGTTGCCGTGTTGCTGACGGAAGTGCATTAAGGGGCGGGTTAGAAAGCGGCTTGCTAACCTTGCCGATGTTTCACTGGCTGCGTGCGCGTGAGAAAGTACGGGCTTACATAAAAACGCGGCGACGTGGACATTAGCACTAACTAATATCCACGCCACCGTTCCGGCAGTTGTACCTGCAAGACAGCCAAGGCCGCGCCACCTGATCAGGTAGGCCGAAGGCTATCATATTTAGATAGGTATTGACCATGTTGGATATCCGTTGCGGAAGTTGTTCCCGTAAATTAGGCGAGGGTGAGTACATCACCCTGTCTATTAAATGCCCACGTTGCGGCACCTTAAATCACTTGAGAGCCACGCGCTCCGAACCGGCAAGCCCCAGAGCTTCTGAATTGAAAACGCTATCTCATGCACGCAAGTCCCATCATTCCCTGGCTGGGCGGCAAACGCCGTCTGGCGGATAAACTCATCCCCTTATTTCCACCGCACGAATGTTATGTAGAAGTATTCTGCGGCGGTGCCGCGCTGTATTTCCTGCGGCCGGTACCAGCGCATACCGAAGTCATCAACGACATAAACGGTGAGCTGGTCAATCTATACCGCGTGGTACAGCACCATATGGAAGAATTTGTGCGCCAGTTTAAATGGGCGATTACCAGCCGTCAGATTTTTAAGTGGCACCAGGCGGTGGTGCCGGAAACACTCACCGACATTCAACGCGCCGCTCGTTTTTATTATTTGCAGCAGCACGCCTTCAGCGGCAAAGTCACCGGGCAGCATTTTGGTACTGCCACCACTGCACCGGCCATTAACCTGTGCCGAATAGAAGAAAACCTGAGTGCCGCGCATTTACGCCTGGCTGGCACCTTTGTAGAAAACCTGCCCTGGCTGGATTGTATGAAAAGGTATGACCGGACGCATTCGTTTTTTTATTTGGATCCACCGTACTGGCAGACCGAAGGCTATGGCGTGGAATTTGGCTTTGAACAGTATGAGCTGATGGCTGAATTTATGCGTAACTGCAAGGGGCGTGTGATGGTGAGTATTAACGACCACCCGGATATTAGGCGCGTGTTTGAAGGCTTTACGATGATGGGGCTGGATATCAAATACAGCATGGGGAGTGTGCATGGCCAGCCGTCGACTAGCAAGGAATTGGTGATAGCTAACTGGGATTTTGGGGCGGTTGAGGGGTTGTTCTAAGGGGATTTTTTGTTAATTGTGTTCATAATGCCCTATTTAGGGTATAGCCAATGGATTTAATACACTATAGTATCTTTGGGCACTTTATAGATTCTTTTGTTAATGCAAATAGGTAACTAATTAATGGTGGTTGGGCTAATGCTGCATCAGCCCAACATTTTGTGATTGATTCAGGACGTGATGCGGACGATCAGCGAGTAGGCTGGGTTTATACACGCAACCAATTAGATGCTGGGTTTTAACCCTACTTGGGGCTCTTCGAATATATTCTTCATGGAGGGATAAATGGCAAGCTTGGATGTGCATATTAGCAACATTAAACAAAGATCTACGATTTGCTTACTCATCGGTGCGTGTTTCCTTGTTCTGTTATTTTTTGCCTTGCTATACATAATTATTGTTCCCATCGATTCAATGCTACTTGTTGAAAGAATTGGTGGTTTGATTATATTGATAGGGGCGTTAATAACTTGCTCGTTTTACTTTCTTCAGTGCGCAAATGCTTGCGAATTAACCTTGGGTTATATTGCACTTGGAAATGAGAGAAAGGTTGCATCGACAATGGATAAAAGCCATTGCTTGAAAGTTTTTGTTGCGAATCTAAGACATCATTAATTCAGTGGAGAGAGAATATGATCAGCGAAGATAAGAATAAAATTCTAACCAGCAAGCCAGAGGAAAAACTTGAAATTCTTTTTGATGATATTTCAAGGAAAAATAAAAAAATATTTATTTTTAGCATTGTACTTTTAGTCATAATGATTACTGTTGCCGGTGCCGGGCTATATCGTGGTTTTCAAGAGGTTAATCAGAAATATTCCGCATTAAATATGCAGATTGCCAGTGAGGTAGTAAAGCTAAAAGAGCTCAACGAACGTGCAGACAAACTGGCCTCCCAGGTAGTCGATGACGAAGCAGATGAAAAAATACATAGTAAGTTCGTCTATGATAATTTAGGCCCGATTGTGAATGACCAGGCCAAAAGAATTGAAGCCATCGAGAAAAAAATAAATAGTCGATCGCAAAATGGTACACCGAAGTAGTAAATTAGCGCGAAGCGAGCAAACCGGTCGAAAACCCAACGCATTACCGTAGGGCGCTAAAAACGCAGCGTATTACGCTGACAAATTATGCATTAGGTTGTTTTACCTTCCCATGCGTCGCAATACGCTGCGCAGATGATTGAGCAAATTGAAGTAATCTTGAATAACCAATTGGCGTAATATAGGTTGCTATTACACCCTACGTGTTGCCAAAAAAGGCTAACAATTCACTCCATCAGATCTGCGCAAGGTGCCGCGCAGGCCGGTGAATTCAAACGATAAACCTTATATGTCAAGTCTCTCTATTTTTCTACGTCAGGTTCGCAGTCGATCGCGTGAGCATCTGCAGGCAATGCAACTTTTAGCGCAAGCCCGACTTGCGGGGCAAATGGTTTCTGTTCTACGGCAAGAGTTGGATTCGATGGTTCGTGTCATTTATTTGCTTACTCGGAATCTTGAGCGTCGAGAATTGCTTATCGAGGCCTCGGTCAAAGGCGAAAAATGGTTACAGGAAAACTCGCGTGCTACAGTGACAGATAGAGAAATGGTCGATCTTTCGCAATCTTTACAAGGTTGGACGCAATCCGTTTACAAGTTTGGTTGCGCATTTATACATCTTTCTGGACTTCATGATTACAATGATCGAGACCCACTTGTGCAGCTTCCTCGCCAAGAGCGTCACGACATTCTTGCGCACTGCCGTCACTATCATGGTGGATCTTTAACAGACGATGCCAGCTTTGAAGATCTCGTTCCGTTCTTTCCTCGTGTCCTTGAAAAAATTGCTAACAATTTGGAGAGCTATCTCGTAGCCTTGGAAAATGGGGAGGTATGCAGTGCAGCTGAGGTTTAATTGGTCGATCCATTAGAATAAACAATAAAGGGTTGCTGCTACGCCGCATATTGTGTACGCCAGCGGCCTCAAATTTTGACGCTATGCGGGCGATCACTTAATCAAAAAATGATTTCATAGTGCGTTAATTTTTACTTAAATGCAGCAACAACGACTCCCGAATCAGCGTGTGATCGCTGGGGCTAAAACCCAGCAATTGCCGTTCTGGATATTGATAGTCAACGCCATTTTTAGCTACCTTATCTTTCAACCCTTCCTGATGTATTCGCGCAATGCGCGCTACTCTGCCATAAAATCCTACTGTTAATTGCTGTGCGTCCTGCCGCGTTTTTAAATGTTTGGTTGTGCGCAACAC